AACGCATCCAAGTTAAAGCCTCCAATATCTCTTGCATTTGTAAATCCTTCGGGTCTTTTCCTTCGACGGCGAAAGAACCCACGCGAACCGGGAACGCTTTCAAGTCCCGCTTGATTCGCTTCACGCCGCTGTATCCGGCGTCGTCTCCGTCCAGCATCAGTAGGACGGGCCAGTTGTGCTCAATAATGAGTAGCTTTAAACGAGAGTCAAGCCGAGTACCCAAAAGAGCCACACATACCAGATTACCACTGCCGAAATGGTTCGAAGCATGAGCCACCTTCTTAGCGGATAATAAGTCTTCTGTCAATACTATGCCCTGTACGGGCTGCGTCTTCGGCGCTATATAAGCGAACGATGACTTCCCGCCGTACTGAATCCACTTTGGATTCTGCCATGTCGTCGTTGCACGCCCAAGGGATAGTCCAGATGATACCGGAAACACCAGACGTTGCGCTGTATCGGACCACTGTAAATCCTCCACCATGTCAGGCATGATGCCTTTGGTCGCCAAGAACGAGTACACGTTCTGCTGCACTGACGGTCTTGCGTCAGCAATGTTGATTACGTCTGCTGGTGCAGGCTGCACGCGGGCCTCCTGTTGCACCCGCTGCATTTGCACAAACTGCTTGCGCTCTTTCGGTGACGATTTGCAGCGGTGACAATACATTTCCCAAGCGTCAGGCTTGTTGAATATCACCGCTGCCTTAGTCGAGCCGCAGCAACGGAATCGCTCAACGCCACCTACAGGTAATCGCTTTGCTGCCCTAAGCCACGGCGCGTCCATCATTTTGTAATCTCTCCCACGGTCTTGATACGGTAGATGCTGTTGCGAGTCTTCACGAACACCCGGCTGTCTCGGACAATCACCGACTCAATACGGCTGGTGTTAACCTGCGTGCCGTCTGCGAAAGGATGGTTCCCGTGCTCAGCGGTGTCGCCATACAAGTGGCCGACGAGTGTATCGCCCGGATTGATGAAGGTGCCGTTACGCACTACGAGTGTACCAGTAACCTGTGCTTCGTTCACTAAAATCATTCTGCCTCCCGGCGTTCAAGTTCCATTGCCATACGAATCAGGTCGTGCGCCATGTCGCGGGCCGTAGCCACGGAGACACGGACGCGCCGCCCGGTTGAGTCATGCCCGATGCTGATGCAGGTCTGCTCCAGCTTGAGGTCTACCCAGCGCCGCCCTGTGTTGGACAGGTACAGCTCATTGGTTGGTGCGGGTGGCAGCTCGTCCACGATGTAAGGCTCAGGTGCCACAGCAGCCAGACGTGGTAGGCGGTACGCTTTGTCCCAGCCCTTGCTAGTCGAGTTGCTGTAGCGAGGCACCGGACCTTCACCGCTGTTGATGTTCTTAAAGCGTTTGCCATTCTCCTGCCTCAAGGATTCTTCCCAATACCACTCGCCTTTGTGTCGGGCTACGAAGTTGGCCCACGCAGGTGCTGATTGCTGGTTGAAGCTGCGATTGTTTAAGTCTTCCATCATATCCCCTACAGGTTCTTTTCGTCGTGCATACGGTTGAACTGGACGTGGCGGTAGCCGCCCTGAGCGTCCCGGTTCATGTAAGTTGCGGTCAGCCACTGACCACGGTACTGCTCAAAGTTCTCAGTGAAGTCGGCACGCTCTGCATCAGTCATGCCGGACACGTTGAACTCACTGCCGTCCTCGGCCCGACATTGGAGCGAACCAATCAGACCGAAGAACTTGCCTTCCTTCGCCGGGTTCCAGCCCACGATTACGCCGTCGATTTCCTCACTCGGTTTCATCTTCATCCAGCTGTCGTTGCAGCGGCGCGGCTCCCACTTGTGGTTGGCACGCTTAACCATCAGACCTTCGTGGCTTGCCAGTAGAGCGTGCTCGAATGCCCGCTCAACATCAACCACAGCCATGTCGATGCCGTGCTCTGGCGTCGCTAAGTCATCAACGATAACCAGCTCTGATTCAGGGATACGCAGGAACTCCGGGAAGTTCAGCGCCAACTTAGCCATATCCATCCGGCGCGAGGTGTAGTCCAGCTCAATCAGTGGCAGGTCATACAACCAGAAGTGCGCCTGCAATTCGCCGTAGTATTCGAACAGCACCTTGCCTTTCTTCTTGTCGAGGATGTGATGCTTGCTGCCACCGCGCAGGTCATACACCTTCTTAGACGCTCTCAGCGTGCGTCTGGTGAGTTCGAAGCTGTCATTGACACAAACACCCGTGTCGAATACGTTCGTGCCGTAGAAGTGGCTGGCAGCGGCCCAGAGGCTATCGAACTGGCTCAGGTTATAGAGCGGCTTGCCCTGCGCACTGGTGTAGCTGACGACTGGCTTAGCCTTGTTGCTCCAGTCAATCTCTACCATGCAGCGGAACTCGTCGCGCTTAGTCTGGATGACGACCGCGCCGTCTTCCTTCAACCACTTGCGCAGACGCTTCTCGCTGTATGCGCTGCCCTTCATTACCTTTAAGTCGCTCATTCCGGGAACTCCGCTCTGATTGTGCCGTCGCCGGGCTGTGCGTCCGGCGTATAGAATCCAAAGAACTGCATCTGTAATGCACGCTCCTGCTTCATCAGCTCACGGTGGAACATGCTCAGGCGCTGGTCGCCTGTCTTGCCCCGGCAGTGGCCGCACTTCAAATCCCACTCGCTACGGTAGCCTGTACCGCAGTCGCACACCTTACTGAATCGTTTGAAACCCATTTGCTACCTCGCATACCAAGCGTTGATTTGTTCTGCTTGTGCATAGCGCACGGCCCGCCTGATGAACCGTGCCTTCGTTGCTTCATACCCGATGGTCCGCAGGTCTGCAATACAATCGGGATACCCTATGGCTTCCAGCATTTCAATAGCTCTGGCCGAATCAAAGTGGCGCACTACTTCCACCAGCTCCAGACCCTCACGGGTCCGGCGCTTCACTGTGCTACGACGAAACGGCAGCAGCTTATGCAGCGCGTCGTCCATGTCCATCAGCCGTGGCGCATTCAATCCGGGGTCGCGCTGCGCCTCCAGACAATCCCACAGCACCTCGGCTGACGCCTGTTGATTCTCAACTCTGCTCAGACGCCAGCCCATATTATTCACGCTCCCACGTTTTCTCAATGCCAAAGCGTTGGCAGTAACCATCCAGTGACATACCCACGCGCCATGCCTTACGGCAATACATCGCTTTCAATTCTGCCTGCACTGCATCAGCATTACACTCTACAGCGGCCCGGCTGCGCATCAGCACCAGCTCAGGATTACCCATTACTTTATTCTCCAGTGACGAGCCTTCGTCGCACGCCAAGCGTAGCCGAGGGCATTGATATGACCTTGCTGGTCAAAGTGAAGGCGAAACTGATAGATTCGCCAGAAGTCTGCTATTGCTCTTGCCATTGCGGGTCACTCCCAACAGAGATAAAGCCAGCGTCTTGCCGAACCTCACGCACATAGTAATGACTCGGCTTCCACGTTGCACCACGGTCGCAGGTGTACTCAGCTACGCTATCCGGGTCCGCGCCTGCCTCAATGCGCCAGCGCCACGGGCTATGCAGTTCATCCGCAAAGTCTCGGTAGTACGTGTAAGCCACCTCGGTAGCGTCTCGTACAACGTCAGCCGTAGTCGGGTCGGTCGGGTCCAGCTGGCCAAACATCTTGAGACGCATGGCGAATGACTCAGCCAGCTCCCACTTCTTAAATGGGCCGATGCGTAGGCCGTTCGGCTGGAGTATCCAGTAGCCCAGCGCATCAAACGTACCCTGTGCATACAGGATGAAAGGGAATACCGGGCCAGCACTATGGCCCCGGATGCCTCCGTTGTCTGCCAGATGGCCGGAGGTTGCAGCTACGCCGTGTGTCATTGGTACTCCTTACGGATTTCAGTTTGGATGCGGGACAGTTCATAGTCATAGGTGACATACGACTGGTCATACTTGAAGACGGTGACGATTAAGCGGTTGTCACGAATAGCGCAGGTCAGCTTGCCTACCGTATCGTTGACTCCGAACGTGGTGCGGTTGCCCTTGTACTCGAACGAGACGGACACCAGACGGCGCGGGTCACACTCATGACCACGGAAGGTGCGCATACCCAGCGAACGCCACGTCTCATTCAGGCGTTCATTCCGGTCTGCATTACGCATGGCGCGGTTGGCCCGCTCCTCGCCCTCAGCCTGTCCGATGCGGCGTCCGGCAATCTCACCTTCCAGCTTGCCAGCGTGCTTTGCGTCATCCATCATGGACTGTAAATCTTTAGCGGAAATCCACATTACTTTGCATCCTTCTGATAGTGAGTTTCGACAGCAACCACGTTGTGTTGCGGTATATGCAGCGTGCTCAGGATACCATCCTCACGCATCTGATACAGACGGAACGTGCCACCTGCACCACTAGCCCAGCGAATACGCAGGCTCTGAATCTTTGGCAAACCATACTCTGACGGCTGGCCCACGGTGCGCTGTACAGTCAGCTCCTCACCAGTCGCGCCCTTATAGCGCAGCACTACACGTTGGATAGTTTTCATACTTGCCTCTTTCAAGTGGTAACGTGGATGCGCCCCGCAGGACGCATCACCGAATCACTCTACCGCTGTGATGCTGCCTACATCGGAATCAATCACTAACTGACCCTCAGCCGTGAAGCTGAAATCGAACTGCACGCCGGATTCAGAATCCTGATAAGCTGGCTCCTCCTCACGGTCGAGGCCATCTATCAGCACCAGCACCGGGTACGGACGCTCAGGGAACAGGCCAGTTACAGTCCCGGTCATATCCTTCATGTCGCCAGTGGCTTCGGATTTCAGCTTGATTGCTACCTTCTGATTGACTTCAAACATTAACGCAGTACCTCTTTAACCTGTTGTGCCTTCTGTGCTGCCTCGGTCGCTTTCGCTACATGGCCGTCGATTGCTGCGTCATGCTGCTCCAGCACTTGCCCCAGCTCGGCTTGCTTGCCGTGATACTTCGCCTTCACCTTCTCCAGCTCAACGTGCAGCTGCTGCGAAAGCTCGTCGATTTCTTCTTGCAGATGCTCACGCTCTGCGTCAACCTTCTCAGCCACCTTTGCCAGACGAATGGCTTCACGCTCATAAGCACGGGTGACGAAACGTGCCAACGCTTCGACGATTTTAAATGCGGTCATATTATGCTCTCTTTGGTTGGTCTATAACGTGCATCACCATTGACGCACGCTTGTGGTTAACGCAAATTTGACGTGCTGGTGCAGCAGCCCACGCTTAGTGCAGGGTAGGTTTGCCAGACGCCGGGACGGTGGTCACTTCACCAGTGCGGGTGTCGCGCTTCTCGTAGCCGTCTGCCTGAATCGGCATGATTGGGAACGGTTCGGACAGCTCCTCAATCTTCACGTCATCGGCCAGCATACCAGCGCCGCGCTCCTGCACCACACCCTGAACAAAGATGGTTGCCAGCATAGGACTGGTAAGGAAGCGGCCAGTCATTTCGTCCAGCTTGTCACCACGCAGGCTTACACCCGCTACCATCGGTGCGAACTTATCGCTGTCAGCACGCAGCAGCAGAGTCAGCACGGTCTTTGCACCGTCTGCCGAGGTTACACGGACAACGGTAGCGGTGGTAGCTGGTGCGTCAACGATGGTCAGTAACTTAGTCATAGCATATTCCTTAAAGGTTGGTTGGCATGATTGCCCTACTGCCACCCCGTAGAGTGGCAGACAGAAATCACGCTTCGATAGTGTTAATCAGCTCGTAGCCTTCTGGCACGGAGTTAAGCTCACCACCGTTCAAGAGAATCAGCAACGCGCCTGCCTCTTTGTAATCATCCACAACAGACTGACATGATTGCTTTGCCTTCTCAATGTCGTCACCGAACAGGCCGATGCCCGGCGCACCTTCGAAGCACAGTGCAGTATCACCCACGGTCATGCCCTCACCGCCGTTGAAGGTAGCGATAACGTCTTTGTTTGCAGCGTTGAAGAAGAAGCGAATGGTAGTGGTCATGGTAAATCCTCATTTAGTTGGTTGGCAACATGCCCTACAGCGCACCACTCAGGATGCGCTGTCAGTCAGGTTACTCGCCTACATACTCCGGGCTTGCCTCGCTGTCGTCTTCATCGAGGTCGAAGCTACCCAGCTCGCCCAGCTCACGCACTGCCGCACCTTCTTCGTCCAGCACGTCTGCCGGGATGACACTGAATGGCGTCATCAGCTGCATGAACATCGGAGGCGGCACATCCTCCGCAGTTGGGAATGGTGCAGTTACAGCCGCAATCATCTGCTCGTCAGTGCGGACGTTGCCTGCCCCGTCCTCACGGACCAGCATTGGCACGGCGGCGAACAGCTCGCCATCCTTCTTGTATGCCAGACCCAGCATTTCTACTGGCTCACCGTCAGCAAAGCGCTCAGCTGGCAGGTTGGTGATAGATACGATTGCGATAGTTGCCTTAGTCATGGTGTAATCCTCAGTTGTTATGGCATGATTGCCGCAATGTCCAGCGCTTGCCGGACATTAAGTTAATCACGCTGCACGCCACCACAAGCCGTGCCAGAATGAACAGGCTGGCTCACTCGCTGCCTGCTGCTCTGTAATCTCCTCGAACTTGCCGAGCAATTCATGCTTGCCGT